TATTCTCCAGGCGACATTGTAATGCACGATGGACAACTTTGGGAATCATTAGTTGATCACGTAGGTGATGGTAGCACAATTAATGTTTATAGCAATGAATGGAAAATAGTTAAAAATATTCCTGCTTTAGAAACTGGATCAAATGTTGGATATAGTGAACAAGGTTTAGTAAGTCTTTATACTTGGTCAGCAAACCAATGGAACTATCATAGTAGTTTTACAAGTCCAAGACCAGATCAAGACAGTTTATTTGGAACACAAATTAAAATTGTAAAAGATAATTCTGCTTATAGAATGATCGTATCCGCACCCGGTGCTCAAGAAAATAAAGGCAGAGTATACATTTATGAATATGATCAAACAGACGGATGGATACTAGAATATAACGATAAGTTTAAGGGACCTTATAGACCAGGCGGAACGTTTGCATCTAATGAAATGATTGCAGGCAGAACGTATACAATTGTAAGTTCAGGAACAAGTCAATTTATTGATGCTGGTGCGCAAACTAATCTTGCAGGAACAGAATTTGTTGCTACGCAGTCTGTAGAAGGAACAGGCACAGTATCTGAAACACCTTTCTATCCTAAAGGAAGTATAGTTTACTATCTAAATAATTTATGGGAAGCTCTTGAAGACAACTACGGCGATGGTAGCACAATTAGTGTAGAATCAAATCAATGGTTACAATTAGATGAAATTAATACAGGTGCTAGTTTACCAATTAGTGCTGGTATTAATGATGACGGTTCTACTTTAGCATCGGGTATTTTATCTCAAGATCAACTTGCTGAGCTTGTTAAGGCAGGCGATAAGTTTGGTTCACAGGTTGCAACAAATTATAGCGGAAGTATAATTGCAATTAGTGCTCCTGAAGCAGACGGACAGTATTTTCCAAACTTCAAAGGAACTTGGAGACCATATACCGAATATATCGAAGGAGATGTTGTAAGATATCAAGGTGGATATCATATTCTTCAAGATACTAGATATGAAATCCAGTCTTCAGAATTTAATAAAGGCTATACATATACAATCACAGAAGTAGGAACTACTGATTGGAATGTTGTTGCCGGCACAGTAGGATTAACTTATAATCTTGGAGATGCAGTAGTAGCAGTAACTAGCGCCCCTGGAACAGGTTTAGCAACTCAAACTACGGATAGTTCTATAAGAAGTTTCAATGAAAATCCAGACGATGGTGCTCCTTGGAGCAACATTGGTGATAGTTCAAGCGAGTCAGTAGGTAAAGTTTTTGTTTATGAAAGATCGCCATTGGGTTTTTATAGACTTAACCAAACAATTACTACTGACACATTAGAAGATTTAAATGATACTGGTTTAGATGAACGAATTGCATCTGGTGACGAATTTGGTTATGCAATGGACATGAATGCAAGTGGTGATACTCTTGTTGTTACAAGTCCTAAAGCAGATAAGAATTTACAAAATCAAGGCAGTGCTTATGTGTTTAATTTAGAAAGTGATTCTTACAACTCTGCATTTAGATTAAAACAAAAAATTGAAAGTTTTACGAAATATCCTAATGAATATTTTGGTCAAAGTGTTTGTATAAGTCCTTCTACAGATAAAATTGTTGTAGGTGCAAGTAATCTTAGATATGCTTTGCCTATAAGGTTTGATGGAAGATCAACAACTTTCGACGATGCAAAAACTACGTATTCAACACTGGCAGGAAATCATGGCGGTGTGTATGTATTTGAGAAAAAAGGATTAAGATATTTACTAGCAGAAAGATTAGAAGACGATCTATCGCTCAATGAATCTTTTGGATACAGTTTAACCTGTGATAGAAATTTAATACTTGTTGGAAGTCCTGATTATGTTCAGCCAACTCCTCACAATGATACTTTAGATTATACAGGCGATAAAACTGGCATGGTTAGATTGTTTAGAAAAGACGCTTCAGTTCAGCCTTTCAAAGTAATTGGACAAGAAACAGATTATGTTGATATTTCGAGAGTAAAGCGTATTTCACTTTATGATGGTCAGTTTGATACTAAAATACAAGACCTAGAAATTTTTGATCCTAGTAAACTTAAAATTTTAAATGCTGCTGAAAGAGAATTATCTTGGAAGACAGGCTATAATCCAGCAGTGTATAATGTAGGTAATGGAGATGTAACTGTAGACACAACAAATGCGTGGTATGAAAAAAATGTTGGTGAGTTATGGTGGGATTTATCTACAGTAAAATGGATTAATTATGAACAAGGTGATACTGCATACAGATTAGGAAACTGGGGACAATTAGCCGAAGGTGCTAGTGTTGATATTTACGAATGGGTAGAGTCATCAATTTTACCTAGTGAATGGAGTGTTATAGCAGACACAACAGAAGGTTCACAACTAGGAATATCAGGACAGCCGTTATATGCTGAGGACGAAGCCTATAGTGCTAAAACTTTTTATAATCCTTTAACAGGATTACCAACAGAAACCAAATATTATTTCTGGGTAAAAAATAAATTAATTGTTCCTGAAAATAAAATTGGCAGAACAATTTCTTCTGCAAACGTGGCTTCGTTAATTACAAACCCTGGAGGTTTAGGAAATACATATATTGCCCTTGCTGATTCTGATAAATTGTTCTTATACAATTATAGAAGTATTGCATCTGATGATACCAACATTTTAAACATAGAATTTAGAAATAGTTCTGATAAAGCAAATCCAGTTCACAATGAATATCAATTGTTAACTGAAGGAGATGAAGATAGTTTACCAACTGAAAAGTTAGAAAGAAAATGGATTGATAGTTTAGTTGGTTATGATACTCAAGGAAACAGAGTTCCTGATCCTGACTTATCAGAAAAACAACGTTATGGTATTTCATATAGACCACGACAGAGTATGTTTATTGATAGAAGGCAGATTTTAGGACAACTTATTTCTAGAGTAAATGAAGTCCTATCTACCAAACCGTTTAGCGATGCTATAAACTTTACAAGATTAAATTCTTTCGATCCTATTCCGTCAGAAAATTTATACTTATATGACGTTAAAGTTACGAATATTGCAGACCTAAGTGCTGTAGGAACACAGCGTTTAAAAAGAGCACAATTATTTGTTAATATAATAGACAATGAAGTTAGTTCAATTGATATAATTGATCCAGGTTTTGGATATAAGCCGCAAGAATTGTTTGACCAAGAAACACCTGGTGTGTATGAAGGACCGGCAATAACAATTACAGGCGACGGCACAAGTGCAGAAGCAATTTGCCATATTGATGGACAAGGTAGAGTTGTTCAGGTAGTTGTTACAAATAGAGGAAAAAATTATACAAATGCTACTGCAACAGTAAGAAACTTTAGTGTGCTTGTTGAAAATGATAATACGGCAAACAATTACTGGTCAATTTATGCATGGGATGACGAACGCAAATCATTCTTTAGAAGTGCGTCACAGGGATTTGATACTAGACTATATTGGAATTTTGCAGATTGGTGGGCAGATGGATATACAAGTGCAGATAGAATAACAAAAGAAATTAACGATGTATCTCAAGAACCTACTATTACAACTGAAATAGGTGACCTAATTAAAATCAAAGAATATGGTTCAGGCGGATGGGCTGTTTTTGAAAAGACAATGTCAGATTCTAAATTGACCAATCTTGACAATTACAAACTTGTAGGCAGAAAAGACGGAACTATACGTCTGTCAGACGATTTATATAATGTTGAAAATAGCAGAGTTGGTTATGATAATGCAACTTCTTTTGATGTTGATTTTTATGACATTGAACCTACTACTGAATTACGTAACATTCTTGATAGTATTAAAATAGACATTCTATTAAATGAAGATAGAGTAGAATGGAATAAATTATTCTTTAATTCAGTGAGATATGCATTCTACGAACAAACTTATATTGATTGGGCATTTAAAACAAGTTTCTTAAATGCAGAACATAATATAGGAGAATTTAAAACAACAAGTAATTACAAAAATGATAGCCTTGACAGTTATCTAAGTTACATAGAAGAAGTTAAGCCTTATAGAACTAGCATTAGAGAATATATTTCAAAATATGATAGTATAGAAAATAGTTTTGCGGCTACAACAGATTTTGATTTACCACCAGTTTACAATTCTGAAAAAGGAAAAATTGTTTCAGTAAATGAATTTAGCAATGAAATAAATCAATATCCATATGCTTGGTGGAATAATAACAAAGGTTTTGAGATTGAAAGAATAGATATTGCATCTGGAGGTTCAGGATATACTAGTCCGCCTACAGTAGTAATTGAAGGCAATGGATCTGGTGCAGAAGCAAGCGCATATATCAGTAACGGAAAAGTTACTGGTGTTGTAGTTAAAAATAATGGTAAAGGTTACACACAAACACCTACAATAAGTTTGGTAGGAGGAAATGGTAGTAGCACAGATATAGCAAAAGCAGTTGCGATTACGGGCAATAGCCTTGCAAGATCATTATCATTATCTATAAAATTTGATAGACTATCAAAAGATGGATTGTATAACTTCTTTACTGACAGTAATACATTTACAGCATCTGGAACTACTGCCGTGTTTGATTTAAAATATGCACCTACAAGAGATAAAAACAAAATTAAAATCTTAAAAAATGATCAGGTAGTATTAGGTAGTGAATATAGTATATCATTGTATAAATCCAGTGATGAAGATTTCAGTATTCTAAAAGGTAAAATTGTATTTGAAGTCGCGCCGGAACAAGGTGATATAATAAAAGTTGACTATGATAAAAATGACGAACTATTTGATAGTGTAAACAGAATTAATAAATTTTATGCTCCTACAGAAGGAATGAAAGGTGATGATCTTGCACAATTAATGACAGGTATAGATTATGGTGGTGTCCAAATACAAGGAACAACATTTGATGTAACTGGAGGATGGGACGCATTACCTTGGTTTACAGACAGTTGGGATAGTGTAGAATCTAGTGCCGATTACTACCATGTGTGTGATGGTAGCACAGATTTTGTTGAATTACCGTATACTCCAGCAGACGGACAAGAAATAAACATTTACCTAAAACGTGCTGGTGAAGAAGTGTTACCAACGTTAGATAATTTGCAATACAGCGACGGTGTTAAATCGCCACCAATTGTCAGAATTGATAGTCCTTACTTTTTAGAAGGAGATGATAGTTCAACATCACCAAATCCAACAGCAGAAATGCCAACTTTCTATGGAGATGGATCTACTAAAATTGTAAGTGTTGGTCAGTATATAGAAACAAACAACGGAGATATATTAATTTTCCGTCCAGTAGAAAGTGATGGTTCAGTTACTATTACAGATCCTAATATTGTTGATACTAATTTAAGTGGCGGCAGTTTAGAAACTATAAACAGCAGTTATTCTACTGCAACTGGTATGACAGTTGACGAAATAAAACTTGAAGGCGGCAAATTTATAGGACCTGATGAAGTTCCTAGTCCTGAAGAAAATATACCAGGCCAAGTTTTAGATAGTTTAAGTATTAAAGTATTTCAAACGACTGGATCAGGTGCTGCACCTTTACACTCTCAAGTTTACTTAGGTGACGATTCTACAACAGCGTTTGCAATTAATCAAAAGATTTTAGAAAATAAATCAGTATCTGTTTTTGTAGATGCTGTTAAGAAAGAACAAGATACAGATTATGCTGTTGATATAGTTAATAATAACGTAGAATTTGTTACTGCACCATCTGCTAATTCAAAAATTGAAATAATTTCAATTGGTATTGGTGGTGTATCTATTTTAGATTATCAAGAATTTGTTGCTGACGGTGAAACATCGTTATATCTAACAAATGCAAGTTATGAACTTACATCAAGTGTATTTGTTACAGTTAATAATGTAGAAGTTGATGCAAGATTTACCAACAGCACCGAACTTGTTGATAGTGCTGAAAGAACATTAGTGCAATTTGGAGAAAATCCTTCAAGAAACAGTATTATCAAAATAGTTTGTTTAGGTGCTTCAACAGATGTTGATAGTTCGTTACAAAGTATTGTTAGAGTAAACAGCCAAACAGTTATACATGATGGAAGCACACGTTCATATGATTTAGATAACTTTGTTTCTTTATCAAGAGAAAGTGCAGTATCTTCTATGATTGTTGAAGTCAACGACATTAAGTTAAGAGGTGTAGATACAATCTATAATGTGTATGATGGAAATAAAAATTCATTTACGTTAGGAGAAGACCCTGAAGAATCACCAGGTGCAACATTATCTAGAAATATTGCAGTTTACATAAATGGGACAAAGAAAACTTTTATTCAAGACTATGTTTTTGATGGAACAACAAAAATTTTAACTATCGAAAAAGATATTTTGAAAATAGGTGATATAATTAGAATAGAAAATAATCTAAGATCTGAATATAGTATAGAGGATGGTAATTTTGTAATTAATTCTAGTGTTACACTTGCAGAAGGTGACGAAATCAGTGTTACATGGTTCAGCGAATATCCTTCAATGCAAATTAACTCCGATGTTGTAACAGGCGGCAAGGTAAATTATCAATTACCTTTTGCACCATTAGGTGTAAGTTATGTTTGGGTATACAAAAATGGTGTCAAGTTAATACAAGATGTTGATTACCAGATTAGTTTACCAAGAGGTGTTATATATCTAAATGTAGATAATGACGAAAACGATATTTTAACAATTAATACATTTGGAACTGGTGTATTTGCACTACCTAGTGCATATGAAGTGCATAAAGACATGCTTAATGTTTATAGATATAACAGATACAGTTCAGTTTCTGAATTAGCCTTAGCAGAAGATTTAAATTATTATGACGAAAGTATAAAACTATTAGATGTAAGCACGTTGTTCCAACCTAACAAACAAAGAAATATTGCAGGTATAGTTCAAATAGGAAATGAAAGAATAAGTTATTTTGATATTGATACCACAAATAATACCATATCAGGTTTAAGACGTGGTATTCATGGAACTGCAATTGCTGAATTGCATTCAGCAGGTGAATATGTAGTTGATATAAGTAAAGATGATTCGTTACCTTATATAGAAGAACAAGATAGAGCTGATTTTGTAAGTGATGGAAGCACTATTTTGGTAGGTCCATTAGAGTATGTGCCTGCCCAATCAAGTGTAACTAGCGGATGGTATAGCGAATCTATACCAGAAGAATATAATAGATGCGATATTGTTGAAGTTTTTGTAGGCGGTAAACGACTAAGAAAAACTGCAATAGATATTTTTGATGAAACTATTGCACCTATTAGCCCAAGTGGCGATAAAAAACTAGAAGCAGAGTTTGCTGTTGATGGAATAAACCCATATATAAGGCTTACAAAAGCACCAACAGCAGGAACAAGAATAACTGTAATTAAAAGGACAGGAAATACCTGGTATGATAAAGGAGAAAACACGGCTAGTGCTGGTGTTACATTGTTAGCAAATAATAGTCCAATAAGTAGATTCATTGCTGCTAAGACAACCAGATTACCTGAATAAATACACTATGAAACACGAAGAGAAAGATATGCCAATACACACAAATAAAGCAACAGAAGAACAAAAGCCTGTAATAAATGAGCAGTCTCAATTTCATTTTGAAGGGCATATAAAGATCTTTGACCCTGAAACTGGTGAAGTTTTTCAGGATAAACGTAATGCTATACACTTTGAAAACATGAGTGTTGCAATGGTTCAAAGTTTGTCAAATCAAGGCAAAGGAACTTTATTTGAAATGGCGTTTGGATCAGGTGGAACAACTGTAGATCCTACAGGATTAATTACATACTTAACACCAAACACTATTGGTATTAATTCAAGTTTATACAATCAAACATATTCTAAAGTTATTGACAGTAGATCGAATGATAATACTGATCCTACTAGAAACAAAATGGAAATTAGGCATGTAAGTGGAGCAACTTATAGTGATATTGTTATATCTTGTTTACTTGATTACGGTGAACCTGATGACCAAGAGGCTTTTGACAACAGTCAAACACTAGATGGAAATTTTGTATTTGATGAATTAGGTTTAAAATCTTATGATCCTGCCGGTAGCGGAAAATTACTAACACACGTTGTATTCCATCCTGTGCAAAAATCACTAAACAGGTTATTACAGATTGATTATACAATACGTATTCAAAGTTTAACAAGTTTTAATGAGGTATAATAGATGCCATATATAGTAAATTTTACAGATAGAGAAAACAAGACACCTATTACTGTATTTGACAATACCTCAAGTCAAGATACAAGTCTTACTTTTCCTGGACGTAATGTAACAGGTTACGGACAGATAATAGCAGAAAACTTTTTAGCAGTTTTAGAAAATTTTGCTTCGCCTAATCAACCAGTAAATCCGGTAGAAGGACAGTTATGGTATGACACTACAAACGGTGTCCTACAATTATTTGATAATACAAACTGGAAGGCAGCATCTAACATACAAAAAGGTCCTACTGAACCTAGTGTAGAAACTTCTAAAGTAGGCGAGTTATGGGTAGACACAACTAACCAACAGTTAAGAATTTACACAGGCACAAGATGGTTACTTGTAGGTCCTACAGAAAGTGCTATTGATGGTTTAAGGTATGGACCAGCAGTTGAAAAGATTGTTGATCAAGATAACTTAGATAAAAATGTTTTAATACTTTATATTGCAGACCAACCTGTTGTAATTGTTTCTAAAGATTCTTTTGTTCCAAAGATTGATATACAAGGATTTACAAATATTAAATCAGGTATAAACATCGCAACTCCTGCAAGTGGAGAAGAAGATGCTTTTGCAAGTATTTTCTTAGGTGGTAATTTACCTAAATTAATTGGAACTGCAAAAAATGCAGACGCATTGAACGTAGGTGATACAGAAGTTGCAGCAGGAAAGTTTTTACGAACAGATACTGTTAACACAACTGAATTTGGTTTGAATGTAAGGAATAACGGTGGTATAACTATTGGTAATGATGGAAACTTTCAGTTAACTACATCTGCTACTGCTGCTAAAGTTTATAATAGTGCTGCTGGAAGTTCTTTAGATTTACAGGTCAACAGAAACGGTGTGCCTAGCACAATTTTACGTGTGCTTGATAACAAAGTTGGAATAAATGTTGCTGCTCCTGATAATGCATTAGATGTTGATGGTGATATTGGTGTAACAGGCGCTTTAATTGTTGCTGACGATAATCAATCAATTAACCTTAACACAGGTAGTATTAGAACCGCTGGTGGCGTAGCAATCACAAAAAATTTAAAAGTAGGAACAGAACTTCAAGTATTTGGTAGAACTGCACTATCAGACGTGCAACCAAATGCAAATGAATCTTATGATTTAGGAACAGATACTCTAAGATGGAATAATATTAAGGCTAAGAAAATTATTGCAGACGAAATTGAAGGAACAATTAGCGGTAATATTACAGGAAATGCAAATACAGCAACTAACCTTAAAAATTTAACTACTTTTAAGATTGTAGGTGATGTTATTTCTGATACTTTACAATTTGACGGACAGGTAGGTAGTTATACAAAAGAATTTACAACACAACTTACAGCAAATATTATTAAATCAAAAGATGAACCTTTACCTTTAGTTTCAGAAGAAAACGATCAGATACTAGTTTATAGAGCTACAGCAGAAGTTGGAGGTTCTACAGGACTTTTAAAACAAGATAGAGATACATTTGTTGGCGACCTAGGTATTCCAATCGGAACTGTTTTACCATTTGCAGGTCCAAATGTTCCATATGGATTTTTATTATGCGATGGCGGCGAAGTTGAAATTGCTAAATTTAGAAAACTTCATGATGTAATTGGTAGTAGATATAATGGTGCAGGTGCATTGAATGGAGCAGTAGGAAAGACATTCCGTGTTCCGGATCTTAGAGGTAGATTTGCACTAGGACGTCACAATATGGATAACAATATCGAAGTTCCAAATGATGTAGGTGGTTTTGTTGATAATGGCGGTGGATCTCCAGTGCCAGCAAGAATATCAGGAACAGAGCCAGAGACATTGGCGGCATCAAGTGGAGCAAGTTCTGTGCAATTAGAATTAGCAAACTTGCCAGAGCACTCACACAATATGCAAGGCGACAGTGAACAGTTTTATAGCATTAAGGTAACAACAACACCTACTGCAAGTTCAACTTCATTGCAAGGCCCTACTGGTGCTACACAACCAGCACAGTATCTTCCAGATTCAGGAGGAGTGAAAAAACCAACAGGCACAACTTTAAGTTCTCCTGTAGGTATTATGAATCCTTACTTAACTATTAACTATATTATTAGATCAGGACCGGCGGAGTTTTAGGAATAACATATGGCTTATCAGATAAACAAAACAGATGGAACAATTGTAGCAACAGTAGCAGACGGTCAAGTCGATACGTTATCAACTGACATTACACTTATAGGTAAAAACTATAGTGGCTTCGGTGAATCTCTAAATGAAAATTTTGTAAAATTGCTTGAAAACTTTTCAAGCACTACAAGTCCATCTAATCCTATTAAAGGTCAAATTTGGTTCGACGGAACAGAAAACAAGTTAAAAGTATATAGTGGAACGGCATTTGTTCCAGTTTCGTCGGCAACTATATCTAATACGCAACCTTCAACACTTGGCGTTGGCGATCTTTGGTTTAACAATGTAGATAGACAACTTTATTTCTTTGATGGCACAGAAACTATTCTACTAGGACCTGATTATTCACAAACACAAGGTTTAAGTGGATTGAAAGTTACAAGTATATTAGACTCACTTAACCAAACCCGTGTTATAACATCTTTGTATACGAATGGTGTTTTATTAGGAATTTTTTCTAAAGATTCATTTACACCAAAAAATGCAATTGAAAACTTTACAGGCAGTATCGGAGCAGGATTTAATGCAAGTGATCTTGCTGATATTAAATTTGATGTTACAAGCACAAACAGTGAAAAATTAGGTAATGTAGATGCAACAACATATGCAAGAAGAGATACTTCAAATAGTTTTGCAGGACAAGTTAGAGTTAACAGTGATTTAGGAATAGTGTTTGGTGCTGGTGACCAAGGTAACCTTACAGTTGACACAAGCGGTAATGTATTCTTTTCAAACTCGGCATCAGACAAATCTCTTACAATTAATGTAAGAAAAGGTATTGTTCAAGAAGACGCAATTACTATTGATCCTTCAACAAGAAAAATAGATTTTTATAGCGGGCAATCTACTAGTGAAGCAGAATTTGCCGGCGATGTTACTATCAATGGCGACACGGTTATTAGAGGAACACTTACTATCAATGACGGTGACTTACTTGTAGAAAACACACAAAATTTAGTTGTTGAAAACAAAAATATTATACTTGCAGAAACAGGTTCAGATGCTACAAACAGCGATACAGTATCAGATGGCGGAGGAATAATTCTTAAAGGTCCTGCTGCTAATGTAGATCATGTATTTCTTTGGAGTAACTTAGGTCTTGCAGCAGATGCAAGAACACCTGATCTAGCAGCACAATCATGGACAAGTTCAGAGCACATTAACTTAGCAACAGGAAAAGCATTTAAGATTAACGGCGTTACTGTTTTAGACGGAAATAGTTTAGGAACAGGTATTACAAGTATTCCAGGTGTTACATCGTTCGGAACACAGAATGTTGTTAACATAGGTGCAACACCGCCAACAGCAGATTTTAAATTAGAGACTGATAGCGTAAGTGCTAAACCTAGAATCACTACTATTCTTTCAAACGCTGACTTAGAATTAGCACCAGACGGAACAGGTAATGTAGCTCTAATAGGTTCACCAAAAATTACTGGATTAGCAGATCCTACAGATGCACAAGATGCTGCATCAAAAGAATATGTAGATAACACAATAGAAACAAGAAGTTTAGCATTTTCTATGGACTTGACTGATGGTAAACCAAATAGTTATATTGCAGGAACAATACTAGCAGACTTAGCACCGCCTTCAGAATATAGAAACGGAACACTTGCAAGAATACTTTGCACAACAGTATCTAACAGTAATACAAGTTTAGAAATCAACCCATTAATTTCAACTACACTTACCGATTTCTTAAGAGGAGATGGTGTAACACAAGATGATGCAATAACAAATGTTGCTATTTCAACTGCTACAATTACAGGCGCACCTATTACAACAACAAGAGTTATAAAAGTGTTCCAACTATTAGCAGGTGCTTGGACATATGTATCTGAATCGGTATTACCATAAGGAGAACAGGAGCGATAAATGGCATACGTAATTAATAAAAGTGATGGAACAGCATTAATCACTCTTGAAGATGCAACTGTAGATAATACTACTAGCCTTACAATGGTTGGTAGAAATTACATTGGATACGGTGAAGCACAAAACGAAAACTTTTTATTCTTATTAGAAAATTTTGCAAACGCAGGTGCTCCTGCAAAACCTATTGCAGGCCAGTTATGGTTTGATACTGAGAATGATAGTCTTAAAATTTATGACGGTGCAAATTGGATCGCCGTCGGCTTCGCAACAATTTCAGATACTGTTCCTTCAAATGCACCTGTTGGTTCTTTTTGGTTCAAATCACCTTATAATACACTTTATATTTGGAATGGCAACGATTGGGTATTCATAGGGCCTGAAACTGCCGAAGGCTACGCTACAACAAGAGCGAAAAGTAGAACTGTTCTAGCAACAAATGGAATTACATATCCTATAATCGAAATGAATGTAAATGGAGTTCCGATTGCAATTATTGCTTCTAATGAATTTACAATAGATTCTACAAATTCTATAGATGGATATGCAACATTACAAGCAGGTATTACACTTAAAGAAGGATTTGTTGTAAAAGGAAATATAGAAGGCAATGCAAGTTCAGCAACTAGGTTAGAAAATACAAGACAAATAAATGGCATTGGTTTTAACGGAACAAATGATATAACAATAACATCCTCAACAACACAAGATCATGTGCCAGGAGATTATTTAAACGGTCAAAGATTTGACGGAAGCAACGAAGTTACATGGAGTGTTGATGCTACTGCTTCTAATAACATAGGAACAGTAGTAGCAAGAAATTCATCAGGCGGTTTTGCCGCAGGACTTATAACTGCTGATCTATCAGGAAATGTTACAGGTAATGTAACAGCGGCTTCAGGCACATCACGTTTTGATGTTGTAGAAGCAAATCGTTTTGTTGGCCCAACGTTATCTGGTAATGCATTTAGTGCTACAAAACTTAGAACAGCAAGAAATATAAATGGTGTAGCATTTGATGGCCAAGCAGATATTACTGTTACTGCAAGTGCAACAACACTTACAGGAACACAATTAGCAACAAATGTTGTAAACACAAGTATAGAAACTGTAGGAACTTTAACAAGTTTAGATGTTACTGGTAGGGTAACAATAGGTGGAGCACTAGGCATAGACGGCGGCGCAAGTTTAAGTGGAATGACCGCTGAAACAGAATTAAGAATAGTTGCGCAGGATGGCAGTGATACAACATCACTAAGAATTATATCTCCAATTAAATCACAATCAGAAGGAACAGGTAACAATGGTGCTATAGTTCCTACTACAAACGGAGATGTCGATTTAGGTAAAAGCACAGCAAA